TGATCGAACGAAAGCACATTCTCGTCCCGCTTGATGTTCGCAAGCGCCGCAAGCCGTTCCTTTAGGCGGGCCAGAAGTTTCAGGAGTTCCCGCAGGGTCCGGCTTTTCCTGTTGCCTGTTTCTTGTTCCGCGGCGATCGCCCTTTCCAGCTCGTCGATCGCTTCCTGAATCAGCTCCCTCTCGGTGTCCTGCGGGACGGGGATCTTCTGCAGGTGTTCCTTGGTGACAATGACGGCATCCCAATCCCCGGTTGCGATCCGGTAGAGGAACCGCTGCCGATTCGCGGGCTCGAAGTCCTGCTTCTCGGGAGCAAGGATCTTCGCCCCCGGAAACAGCGTCATGAAGTTATCCTGAATCTGCGAGAAGATGACTTTCGGAACGACGATCATCGGCTTCTGGGCAATCCCCAGGCGACGGAGTTCCATCGCAAGGGTCGCCATGATGAAGGTCTTCCCGGTCCCCACCTCATGCCAAAGCAGGGTGTTCCCCTCGACGAGGGAACGCCATACGGCGTTGATCTGCGTGTCGCGGAGGGTGATCGCGGTGTTTTGCCCTGGGACCTGCACCTTCCCGGAAGATGCGTAGATCCTCGTCCCATCATGCTTCGGCTCCACAAACGAATTGAAATTGTCGTTGTAAGCCCGATGGAGGACTTCGGTTCGCTCCGGATCTTCCCATACCCATTTCTGAAAACGCGCCTTCAGCTCCTTCTGCTTCTGTTCCGCCGCAAGGGTTTCTTGAAGGTTGACGACCCGCTTCTCGGTCCCTTCTTTGTAAACGGTATCGTAGACCTTGATGGGCTGCTGGTTCAGGGAATAGGTGATGATCCCGATCGCATCCACGCGGCGGGTGCCCCAGGTGTTTGTCAGGAGAGCGATATTGTCGGTAGCACGGTAGCTGCTTTTCTTCTCCCGCTCCACTACCCACGTTGCGGATCCCGGCAGGAAGGAAACCCGGATCGGCTCTTTCAGGAGGTCCTCGGCAAAATCTTCGATGTATTCCGGAGCAATCCAGGAAGCCCCGAAGTTGACGTAGATTTCCGAAGGCGGAACATCCGGAGGAATAACCGCTTTCAGGGCTTCTGCGTTCCGGCTGAACCGGGGATCGACGGCCGCCGCGGCCTCCGCTTCCCGGAGCTTCTTCCGGACGTTCCCGGAGAGGTAGCGGTCGCGGATCTCGACGACGCCTTCCGGGGTCTGGAACGCATCCCCCTGTATGGCTTCCCACGCCTTATTCTCGTCCGTGCCAAGCAGCTCGGCGATTCGCGCGAGGTCAACCGCCCCTGTCTCGAAAAGGGAAATCAGCATCGCGTCCCTGGGACTCGACGCGACATCGGCTTTCCGGGTCGGCTGCACGATCCGCTTGAGAAGGATGTCGGCCTTGCGCGGCTTCTTGGTTTCCGGGTCGACGTATTCAAGCGCCCGGAGAAGGTGGTAATTCGGATCGTCCCCAAAGAACTTCTTGTTCTTCGGATCGGAGATGGGACCGCGGGCCTTCACGGTCTTGTCGTAGAGCTTGTTGAGGGCGACGCGATCGGCCTCGAATTGCTCGTCGGCGTAGTCGGGATCGAGCTGTCTCGTCACCAGCTCCCGGGCGGCCTTCCCGGTTTCGATATACATTTCGTACTCTTTGACCGTGGAGAACGAGGACGATATTTCAACGAGCTTGTCCCCGACCCGCTGGAACACCTTGTCGTCCTTGATCGTGTAGGCGTTGTCCGGGAGGTTCGGGATCCCATCGATCTGGATCTCCGTCCGGGCCCCCTTCTTCGGCGGAAGGCTGAACTTCCTCGGCTCGTAGGCGTTCGCGATGAACATCTTGGAACTGTGAAGGATCGCCTCCCCGAGGTTCTCGTTGGCCGGCTCGACGGTATACTCGTTGGCCGAATACATGCCCCCGGCAAAGGATTCGTTCCCGAGGATGTTCTGCGGGTGTTCCGCGTAATACTCGTTTGTGTTCGCGGTGTTCTCGCCCCGTCTGAATTCCTTGAGCCCCATCCATTTCGCGCCGGCAGCCGGCTCGCCCTCCGCGCGCCGGCGCAGGAAGATGATGTCGGTTACAACCTCGGTTGAAGCGTTCGACTTGAACGCCGTCCGGGGAAGGCGCACGGAGCCGAGCAGGTCGGCTTTCCCGGCGATGTATTCCCGGATCTTGGCGTCCTGCTTGTCCATCGTGTACCGGGACGTGATGAACGCGATGAGCCCGCCCGGGCGCACCTTGTCGAGCGTCTTGGCAAAGAAGTAGTCGTGGAGGGAGAACTTGTGCCGCGTGAATTTCGGGTCGGAGAGGATCGCAATTTCCGCGAAGGGGACGTTGGAAATTGCCAGGTCGTAGAAGTTATCGGAGAGGGCCGATTCCTGGTATCCCTGAATCCGCACGTCATGGGACTGATTCAGGTTCTTGAGGATCGTCCCGGTGATGGGATCGAGCTCGATCGCCGTGAACCGCGTTTTCCCCCGGATCTCCATCGGGGTTCGCATGAGGAAGTTCCCGATGCCAGCTCCCGGTTCCAGGACGCGGCCGCCCTTGAATCCGGCCGCCCGGATCGCTGACCACATGGCGTCGACCACTTCGAGGGAAGTGTAATGCGCGTTCAGGACGGAATCACGGGCTGCAAGGTACAGGTCCCGAGGTAGAAGGTCCTCGAGCTCCGTGGCGATTTCTCGCCAGGACACCTGATCGTCTTTGCCCTTATACCAATCGAACGCACGGGAAAGCCCGCCCCATCCGGAGTACCGGACGAGGATCTTCTGTTCCTCGGGCGTGGCGAGGCGTCCCTCTCCTTCGAGCTTCTGCAGGACCTTGATCGCGGCGATATTGTCGCGGGAGCGCGTGATCGCGCCGCGGCCGGTGAAATCCACGTCTTCCGGGGTGAGGATGTAATCGGTTTTGCCGGGGGTGATGCCGAATTCTTCGTTGGCTTCGGCGGCCGCGGTGGAGGCGTCCTCGAGGACCGGTTCCTCTACAGGAGCGGTTCCTCCGGTTCCTCCTTCTCCCTCAGAAGCAGGTCGTTTGCTACCAGCTCGACTGCCTGATGTTCCTCGTGGCCGCTTTTTCTTAACTGCCGGTACATCTCGATCGCCTGATTCTCCCGATCCTGCAGGTACGCTTCCAGCGTCCCCGCTTTCTCCATCTCCGCGAGAAGATCCGGCCGGCAGGTTTCCAGGTTCTCCTGGAACTGTTCCTTCCACGTCCGGAGCATGGTCGGCGCCTCCTTTGTCCTTAATTATACCCCTTTTGCCGAGGATTTTTCCCTTATGCTCTGCCTCGGAAAGCCGTGCGTGCACGAGGGCTTTCTTTACTTCTTCCGGATTGTAAAGATCCTTTTCGGTGATGTCGTAATTCGACCTGTTTGCCATCTTGAGAATTTTGGAATTGATGGCTTCGGCTATTTCTTCCGGATCGAATCCCATCTTCGCGGCGCGATTGAAAAGGCGCAGGAGGGCTTTCTCTCCCGAGGAATACTCCGATTCCTTCTTGAGGTCGACGACATTGAGGGACAGGTGCTCGGCGATCTTGTCGAGGCGCGCCCGGGCTTCCTGGGGGTCCCGCTCGAGGAGGTTTTCCTCGCCCATTCCGGGGAGCCGTGCCTGTCCTGCTCTCGACAGGTCGATGTCCTTGGCGATCGCCGCGGGGACGGGAGGTTCAGCAGGTTCCTCGACCGGGACCGCATTCACGCCTTCCCGGGTCGGTACAATCTTCGCTTTAGGGACATCCTTTACCGTAGAAACAGGAAGCCCTTTCTTTTTCAGGGCGTTCTTGATTACTTCGATTTGTCCCCGGGGATTCCTCGGCTTCGTGACGACAACCGCTTCCGCGGCTTTCCTCTGTTCGGGCGTCAGCTCAGACACAAACCGTTTGTATTCAAGATCGGGAGAGAGGATCTCGTCTACGACAGCGGGCGGGGCTACCTCTTGCGGGCCTTTTCCTCGATTGCTTTCCGCTTCTCCTGCTGCTTCTTGAGGGCGAGTTGCTTCTGCTGCGGGTTCAGGGGTTTTCCGGATTGCAGTAGGGATTTCCGGTGCAGGTTCGGGTGCATCTACTTCTCCTTTCTGACCGCCGGCGGGACCGGCGGATTCTGCGGGGGCGGCCACCCCTTCTTTAACCCGCCGTGCTTTCTCAATTCCTTCACGAGCCCATCCAGGGAGTTCACCACGACCCGCGCGTTCGCCCCGCTCGACGGAGATCCGCTTGACTTCGTTGGCGTTGGCATCAGCTTCCTCCTCGCTTTTCCCCATTCCGAAGTTGAATTTCGCACCTTTTACAACAATATCCGTTCCGTCCTCGGCCTTGAAAACAATCTTCTTGTCGGCAAAAATCTCCTTGGCCTTCGCAATCTGATTCAGGGTATTGGCTTCGTCGTCCGGATTGAACAGCAGAGAGAATTCATCCCCGCCCGTCCGGTAGGGATCCAAGCCGGCTTCTTTCAGAGCGTCTGCAGCATTCTTCAGGAGAATGTCGCCAACGGCGTGCCCGAGTTCCGGGGCGTCGTTCACGGCTTTCATCCCCTCGAGGTCCAGGGTCCCAAAGCGCGCGTCGGCCTTGTCGACGTCCTCCCACGCCCGCCGGTTCTTCAAGCCGGTGATCGGGTCGATGTAGATGAGGTTGTGCACGCCTTCCGCGTCGCCGGCTTCGATGAGCCTCTGCACCTTCGCCCGGAGCTCGGTATCCGCACGCCGTTCCCGCGGGCCCTCCTGGGCGGCGCGTCGGCGGTCGTAATGCGCTTCCGCATCCCGGGCGGCCTCGTGCAGGGAGGTGTTCAGGGCGATCGGCTCCCCGGGGCCGCTCGAGAGGGTGGGAGGTGGTGCCCCCGCCGGCGAACCGGGGGAGGGGACGGTCTGCTGCGGCGTTTCCGCCGCCGCCGGCGCGGACGCGGCTGGGGGGGGCGCCGGGGGGGGCACATGCGGGCCACCCGCGGCCGGGGCCGGCGCGGAAGGCGCGGCGGGCTGCGTGGCTGCAATCTCGGGGGGGACCGGGGGGGCCGCTGGAGGCGCGGGAGGTGGTGCCTCGGCCGGCAGGGTCCCCTTGGGATACTTCGATACGACATGCTTCCCGTCCGGGGAAGTCCCGATCTTTACGTCGAACCCTTCCCGGGACCAGACATCCCGCAAGGAAAGGGCCGAGCTGTAGTCGCTGACCGCCCTGGAATCTATTATCTCGGGCGACATAGGCATCGGGCCGCCGGAAGGCGAGATCGGCTCTCCTGGGGGCGCCTGGGCTGCGGGCGGGCCGGTTTCGAGGGCGCCGCGAACCTCTACCGGGGGCTCCGGAGAGGGCTCCTGTCCCTTGACGGTGCGCTTGGCCTTCTTCCCGAGGATTTCCCCGAGCCAATTCGGGTGGACATCCTCGACGGAAATCTCCCCTTTCCGGATCGCGTCGGCAACCGTCGACCGGAAGGTGGGGTCGGTTTTCATCAGGTTTACGAGGTCCGGATTGGCCGTCGGATCGTCGGCCATGACTTTTACAAGGTCTTGTTTCGTGTAGTTACGGGACTTGACGGTCTTGTACAACATTTCCTCGGGAACGACTTTGCCGGCCGCCTCGACAACCTTCCCGGCGCCCTTCTTCGCGGCGTACTGCAATCCCTTCCGGCCACCGTAGAGGATCGGCGCTGCCTCGAGTCCGGTCGCCGTGAGGGCCGCGGCCAAGGGGGAGCCCGTCGCCTCGAAGATCGCCTCGCCAGCGCCCTGCCCCGCCCGGGCCGGGAGCCCGAGGACGTGATCGAATCCTTCCTTGACGGCCATTCCCTCGGGGGAGAGTACCCGCTCCCAGGGGATCGGGAAGGCGCCGGTGATCTCCTTGTACCCCTCGCCGATCTTCTCGGGGGTCCCTCGAAGTAGGTTCACCGGAAGGCCAAGGGCTTCATAAAGCCCGCCCGCGAGCGCCTGGGCGCTACCTTTTACAAGATCCACTCCCGAAGCGCCAAGCGCCGAGAGGGAATCCCCAAGCGCCTTGATCGGGGTCGTGATAGGGTTCTGCGGTGCCGAAAACGGGACTGCGACCGGCTGGTTGTTGTCGTCGACCGGGGTAAGGTCGTATTCCTGGGCCGCCAAGGGTTTATTGTCCTCGCCGACCGGGGCGAGATCGTATCCGGCTGCGGAAAGCGGTTTGTTGCTATCGTCTACCGGTATTAGGTCGTATTCCATGCGGCGCCTCTACTTGGACCGGGGGGTGACTTTGAATTTCTGGCCGTTGATCCTAACGTAGTAGTTTCCGTCGGGCTCGAGGTTTGCCGTCATCGGCTTGCCGTCCTTGCCCTGCAGCTGCAGCACCTTGGGCTTTCTCCCCGGCTTGGCCAGCGCAGGGGCCGCCGCGGAGGACGCGTTCCCCCCGTTGAAGATCCGGTCGAAGATCCCGGGGGACTTGGCCGGCGCGGGCGGCGCGGGGGCCGCGGGCTCCTTCCACGGTGGCGCGGCCGGGGCCGGCATTTCTCTGTCCTGTGACTGCAGCAGCGTCCCGAGAATCCCCTGCTTCTCGACGATCGGGCGCAGGTACTCCATCATCATGATGTCGTCCTCATCGGCTTTCCCGACCGAATAGGCGTTGAGAAGCTGAACATAGTAATGCTGGATCGTCTTGGGATCCGAAGCGCTGGCAAGGTCGATCTTGTATTTGACGAGAGAGCGCGCGCCGGCTTGCCGCAACCGCTCCTGATCCATCCTGCCCTCGGCCATGACCCTGGCGATCCGCTCCCGGGCCTCGGCCGCGGCCACGGCGCCCTTGTTCTTGAGGGTCTGCACCTCCGTCTGCATCGGGCGAACACCGACGTGCTCGAGGGCTTTCCCATCTTCCTCGACGGTCGTGAGCCATCCCCGTTCGCTGACGCCGAACGAGGGGCGCACGGGCTTGTTGGGGACGGAGAACAGGACCTTGCCCGTCCTGTCGGTGACGACGCTCCCCGGGGCGTGCGCGTAAAGTTCTTTCTTTCCCGGATCGAAAAAGTCGTTCCCGAACAGCTTGTTGACCAAGCCAACCGCTTCCGGAACGTAGTCTCCGGTGTTTGCGATCGCCTGGAAGATGCCTTTCTGCAGGGTATCCTGCGCGCTCGGCTCGGCAAGGCCGGCGCCCTGCGGCGGCGCGGGCATGGCGGCCGTCGGCATCGGAGCGGGCGCCGTCACTCCCGGGACCGGAGCGGAGGGCCCGCCGAAAACGATCTGCCCCGCGGCCGCGGTAGGAAGCGCCATCGGGGGGGTCCATCCCTGCGGTGCGTCCGGCGCGGGGGCCGGCGCGGGGGTTTCCGCTTCCGGGGAGGGCTTCGGGGAATCGAGAAGGACGGAGAGGGAGCTCATCAGCTCCTTCATCGCCTTGCTGGTTTCCTTCTTTACCCGATCCGACTTCGCTTCATCAAGCCCTTTGAAAAAATAGGTGGTCAGGTCGCTCACGTCGGGCCTCCTACTTGAAATATCTGTCGGCGATCTTCCCTACCCCGTAAGCCCCCGCCATGCCCATCAGGTTTCCGATGCTGTTGGTGAAGATGGCGGAAGTGCTCGGCCCGGAATTGACCGGCTGAAGCGTGGGCGTGCCCGACTTCATGCTCATGGCCGTTTTCACCATGTCGGAATACAGGTCGCCGATCGCGGAGGTCCTCGATCCCGCAAGGCGCGTAATCGGCGCCGCCACGGAATCACCTCCCAGGCCGCGCGCAGCCAGGGCGCGGGTCGTGGTGTCGAGCCCGGAGGTGTACCCCGCGTTGATCTTGCTGACTCCCGAGTTGAAGAACTGCGCCTGTTCCGCGGGCGTCATGGTGTGGGCTTCGATGTTCGCCTGGTTCGCCGCCTGTTGCGCCTCCGCGGCTTTGTTCGCTGCCTTCCTCTGGGCGCGAGACGATAGGTACGATCCGCCCAGAAGCAGACCGGCTCCTAACGCTGTGGCCATTTCGTGTCCTCCTTGGAGATTCCGACGAGGATTTCGTCGTACAAGATGCCGTTTTTAAGAAACGACTTTTTGATGAGACCTTCTTTCCTTAACCCCGCCTGGAGTGCAAACAAAATGGCCGGCCGGTTGCAGGACGGCACGAAGGATATCACCTTGACGATCGGCGTGTTTTCCCATATCCACGCAATCGTCCGCTTCGCGGCGTCCAGCCCCTCCTTACCCCGACCTTCCGGGAGAATGCTCGTATGAACTTCGGAACAGACCGCGTTCCGCGGGAAAAGCATGAACACAGACATCTCGTTCGGCATAAGGGCGTACACCTGCGGGAGCTCGAGGATCGACCGGTACGTTTCATCCGACGGGATCGGCGTCAGGTCGTCCGTCGTCCACGGCGCGACTTCCGGATGGGACAGGACACGCATGACGCTCCCAATATCCTCGGGGCCGCAACGGTGCACGTTAAGTCCTGGCAACAAAGTATCCATTCGGTTCTGCACTCCAATAATTCGCGTGGAAGTAGTTCTTGTGGAAATACCCCTGGTACGGGGTGATGATCTCCGCGAGTTTCAGGGCCGCGATGATCTCGTTCACCTTGGCCTTGATCTCATTCACCATGGCCATTGTCGTACCCGGGTCGACCGCGTCAGCCGTGAGAATCGTCTGTATGGATTCCTGCTGCTTCACCCCGAGGGCTGTCCCGTTAATCTTCTCGAGCCCTCTTGTAGACGCCAGGACAAGGGTAAGCACCTCGGAAACGATCGTGAACACATCCCCGAGTTTCGCCCCGCCCCGCTGCGCGGCCGCCATGAGCTTCGGAGGTTGATCGTCGGCCAGGACGCCGGAAAGTCCTGTCACGTCGATCTCATCGTACTCCCCGCTCTGATGGGAACTTGCGTGCTTGGCCGGGATCAAGGGCGCGGTGTTCATCATCGGGATCCCGCGCAAGTCCAAAGGACCAGAAAAACGTACAGCACGGCCGCCCTCCCCCTTCATCCGGGAGATTTCCTCCCAGACGAGCCGGAAGTGCTCGTTCAGCTGATCCTCGAAATTCGGGTCTTTCACATGGACATTCGGCGGCTTCATTCGAGAAACCAGGGCTCGTAGATTTTCACGTCTTTGTCCGTAGTCGTGTCGATCCGGAACCCCACGCGATAGAAGTTTCCTTTCGGCAGGGAGATAGATTTCCGGACGCGGCCGACGGTGGCCGGCAGCGTGAGCGGGGAATATTCGAGCCCATCGCAAATCGGGGTGATCGTGACGGTCGCTCCATCGGTGTCAATATCGTATTGAAGTTTCGAGAAGGTGCCGGCGTCGACGAGCCCGTTGGTCGGATATTCCTTTGTGGTGAGCTCGAAGGTCCTCTCCCCTGTCCCGCCGGCGAGCGTCATCAGGTTCCCGTTCTCGTCGCCCAGATAGACCGTCCCGGTGGTCACATCAACGAAACCGGCAGACGCAGCGCGATCCCCTTCAGTCCCGCGGGCGTTTTCGAGGCCGCCCACGAGGTCGACAACGAGCTCCCGATTGTTCACCTCCGAGGTTCCCGTAGGGTAATAGAGCCGGTAGAACCGGCCATCCCAGAGGGCGAACGCCTTGTCGAAGGCATCCCAATTCACGTTCGCCATGAGGTTCTTCCCCTGGTCGAAGAACAAGGTCGTGTGGTATTCGTTGAACACCCACAACCCGCTTTCCCGGGGGAAGATGATCCCGTAGGGGGTCGTACATGCGGATTTGTCGGTGAGAGGTCCGATCGTCGCCTGGGTCGGGTCGAACGTCCAGACATCCGGCGTGCGCCCGCGGAGCCGTTTCCATCCCTTCTTGCAGCCGACATAAATCGTGTCGTTGTATACCTTGAGAGCCGTGTTGTCCTCGTCGTCGAACACCGTGGAATTGAAGCCGTCCCAACCGGTGTCAAGCGACTGCGGCTCCATCGGCTGCGTCCACCAGATATACCGCCCGTAATTTGGGACGCCGGCGAAGAATAAGACCTTGTTCTTCATCACGATCATCGTCCCGATTCCGCCCAGGGATCCCACCGGCTCGTCGGGCTCCCACTCCGTGTCAAGGATCTTCACGAATTGGTTGCCGTATTCGTTTAAGTATCCTTTCGCCTCGAAGGCGTAAAGCGTCCCGTCCTTACCGGTGTGTAAAGAGAGGTATCCGGTGGTTCCTACATCAATGTAAACCGACGACGTAATCCCGAAGGGCCATGCCGTGGAACGATATACCGTCGGATTAGTGCCGAACCCGAAGTAAATTGCTCTTTTTTTATTTGATTCGACAATGTCGAAGGCGTCGACTGCGACCCCTTCACCCGCACTATAATCGGTGAACGCGGTCAGCTTCTCATATGCGATCGCTCCGGTTGCCGTGTTATATCGGAAATAAATAGGTACAGCATGCAACGCGGTTCCATCCGAGTAACTCCCGTAGGAGAACCAATATACATAATCGTCCGTCCACGCCTTGTACCTTTGGGGAGTCCCTGGAAAATAGAAGCCCGACCGGTATAGGAAACTATTGAGGCCAAGCTGGCTGTGAATTTGAGAAGCATACGGAAGCGGGCCGGGAAGCATATTCCCGCCGATTGATGCGTAATAGCAGCAATTCGATCGGTCATCCGTATCCTTGTGGGCTACCCATGCTTCGTGCGGGAACGCCTTGTCGAAAACCGGGGACAGTTCTCCACCCATGGACCCGACTCCGGTCTTGAATCCGGAAGTCACGCTACTGCCGTACATCTTCGTTACTGCTCCCTGTTGCCCCCCACCGGAAACCGCCATGAAAAACATCGTCCCGTTCCATGTAGGGATAGAGGACGTAAATCCTGCAAGCTCGAGAGACTGCCACAAGCCCGGGTTAGGCCCTTTGTCCGTAAGGAGATTGGTAAAAGTTCCATCCAATACATTGATTTCCAATATCGAAACGTCGCTTTTTATCGGAGATCCGACCAAATTTTGCGTTCCGTGAGCTATAACATAGTGCGGAGTAGAATCCGTTTCTCCATTAAGAAAGTCGAAATTCACATCAAGAGCTGCTCCATAGAACCTATGATTGTTCAAAATCGTCCCGAGGTCGACGATCAGCGTCGGGGACGAATCTCCCCACTTGATCGTATAAAAAGCCCATCCGCTGCCGTAGGGCGCCAAGAAATAGAAGCGGTCGAAATCCCTCACGTCTTGGCAAACAGCCCTCGGCGCCACGGTGTCCAACAGCACTCTGCCAACGATGGTCAACGCCATAGGTTATGCTCCGAAGATCGGGCGATACCGTTCTCGGAGGAACGGCGCGCACAGCACGAGGTCGTCGTCGCTGAGATTGTCGTCGTAGGAAACCGATCCGATGTCCACCTCTCCAACGAAAAACGGTCCCACAATCACGTCCGGGGGCAAGCTCATGTTGCTTGCGATCTTCTTGTTGGTCTGCGCCCGAATCATGTCCTGGAACAGGTTCCCGTACTTGAGAACGCCGGCCGTTTGCTCCAAGGAAACCTGCCTCGATTCGATCGCCTTCCGAGCGTCATCAAGGGATGCGGTGAGGCCAGTCTTATCTCGGTAAAGGCGCAGGTGGGTAATCTGCGAATCCGGAGCCACGGCCGGCAAAGTCCACTTGATTGCCTGAAGGGAGGTGACGATATGCCCCTCCGGGGAGAGGTCAGTTTCGTATTCCGTCCCATCGAGATACTTGGCGACATAGGTGTAGAACAAGCGATAGGTGCCCTCGGTAACGCCCGTTCCGCCGAGGATCGCGGTGGGGGCATCTTGGGGGTTTTCGATTCCCCAGGTCGAGGGACTCATCGTCGGGAGGTAGAACTTCACCTTTGCCTCACCATCGGTGACGTACAGGAAATTCTCGTAGGCGATCATGGCGAGGTCGTTACCATTGAACAGGGAATAGATCGTCTGCCTCGTCATGGTCGTCTTGTCGTAGTGATACAAGTTCACGCCGGCGCCGACGAACAGGTTGTCTCCGGTGCAATAGATTGAATGGACGCGATCCCCGAGGCCGGTATCAAGAACAAGGTTGGGCTTGGCAATCTTGAGCTCTCCGAAGTTCTCGAAGTCCGCGTTGAGCAAGGTCGCCGCTTCCCCGTCCTGCAGGAGCATCCGGTTCTTCTGAAAGGTATTGATGCCCCGCTGGAAATTAATATCCGGGGGACCCTGAAGTCCTGCCCGCCGCGAGGGAGTTTTCGGAGCAGCCATTACAGCTCCCCGATGTAGTCCGGATCCATTTCTATCGCCTCCGGGAATCCGAGGTTGTCGCCGTTCATCTGTTTTCCGCTCGATAAGGTATCTGCCCACAAGGTCAGGTAAGACGTGGAGAGCGTCTTGTCGACGCGCCCGTCGTGCTCGGTCCCAATGAGCATCCCTGCCGCGAACCATTCCAGACCGTCATGAAAGATCGACGGGATTTCCGGATACTGCTGTGCGTTTGCCAACTTGGCCGCTTCCCGGACATACTCGAATTCCACATTCCCTTTCGGGGTCGTGATATTCGCCAGAACGCCGATCTCCGTGTTGAAGATGTATTGCTCGGTATCCGACTGCCAGGAGGTCAAAACACCGTACTCCCCGGCATAGATGATGATGGAATCCCCTTCGTCGAAATCGTTGTCCGTCCCGCCGGCAAGGGTGACGGTTATCTTGTCGTTGGTCGCGTCCTGGTCGCCGACGGCCGTGATGGAGCCCTTTGATCCATCGGTGAGGTTCTCGATCACCATTCCCGCAACCACGCCAAGGGCTGCAAGATCCCGCCCTTCCGCATCAACGTAAAACGCGGAATCACCGAACCCGGTCTTATGGTTTCCGAGAATGTTATTCCCGATGGAGAAGTTGGTTCCAGAAACGATTACCCCGGGATCCGAAGCGCCGGTATACGCTTCCCCGTCGGCGTCCGGGATCGGCATCAGGCCGAACAGGCGGGTATTCCCGAAAACGGGGCCGAGCATGATTCCGCGGGGGGAGCCGACCTGATCACGCCATGTCCCCGAAACATTGTCGAGGCGCTGCATGGAGGTCCGTTTGAGACGGGTGTACCCGGAGCCGTCGGCCGCTCGGTATCTGGCCGGCCAGCGGGCATCGACAAAATCATGGAAGTTGGTCGGCAGCTTGTAATAGCGGGTGCCCGACTTGATCTGGGCGATTGCCTTGGCTTTCAAGAGGCGCGTTTGATGGCAGAAGATCCGGAGCCCCTGATTAAGATATGCGCGGATCTCGTCCTGGGTGTAGCGGGTGAAGGTCTGCGCGGGCTCCCCGAGCTTGGACAGAACGCCGTCCTCGAGCTCGGTAAGGGTTTTCCCGGAGAAAAGCCCCGTGGTGGTCGTCTGCAGTTCAGGCATTACGAGGTCCCTTTCTCCCGCGTCTTTTCACGAAGGTTTCCGCGATCTCGCTGCTGGTGTTGGCTTCGCCGAATTCGCCCAGGAATGGATCCCCGGGGAGTTCGGCGCCCGCGAGGCCCTCCGTATCGAGGGCCTTATCCCGGGCTTCCTCCGGAACGACTTGGGGAATCTGCCCGGGGAGCAGTTCCTCCGTCACCGGATCGAATTTCCACGGTCCTTGGGTAATCCACCGCTTCTCACCGTCGACGCCGATCCCGGAAGGGCGATGAGGGTCGAATTTTGGCGTCGCCATTTGCGATATACCTCCTTCATTTTCGGCAGGATGTCGGACGGATCGAATTCCGAGGCACATTGGCACACCCGGAACCGCTCGTCTTTCGGGCAGTCGTTTTCGAGGAACACCATGCGATGGCAGGGGGAACATGCGGCCCGGGACTGCACCGAGTAGTCGTTCTCCCAATACTTGCAAAGGTTCGCCCAGGAAGAATGGGTGAGCATACAGATTTTCGGCGTCGGGAAGCAGCCGGCGATGTTCAGAACACCGGTTTCGGGACCTACCACAAGATCCGCATATTTGACGGCCGCCGCCACGTTCCGGATCGTCCATCGGCCGGCGCGGTGCAGGAAGTTCGGGTCGTCGTCACAGCAGAGTTCGAGCAGCTTCTCGGGGGCTCCCCCGACGGTGATGAACAGGACTTCCGGATGTTCCCTCCGGAACGCCTCCATGCAGAGGTTGAAAAAGGGGAACCGCTTGTGGGGACCGGATCCCCCCAGGGCCCATATCACAATGAACCGACCGGCGGTTGCGGCCCGGAAGATCCGGGCATTGAGCTCTTCCTCGTTTGAGAGGAAAATTTCCCCATTCTCCCCTCTCGCGTCGATGCCGGCGGCCTTGAGGGCGTAGTCGTAGTAGTTGATCAGCCCGTACTTTAACCGCCGCTCCTTGTCAGGGAGGTCGTAGTCGGGGGATTTCCGCTTGATCTGCAGGAGGGCCTCCTCACAAGTTCCCGAGAGGTTTATGAACCGGTCGAAGTTCTTGGAGAGCCGTTCCCAATATTCCTCGAGCTCCGCGTTGGCGACTTCGTTGGAGCCCTGATAGATGATCCGATCGACGTTCGGATTGTGGCGCAGGATCTCCAGGCCGTTCTCGGAGGTGTTGACGGTGACGTGATACCCCTCTTGTTTCAGGTGTCGGATGACGGGCGTGGCGATGATGATGTCGCCGATCCCGCCGTACCGGACGACGCACGCGGTTTTCTCGTTCTTCATCGGGGCCCGGGAAACCAGCGGGGGCACGCCGGCGAAGTCTGCAATCTTCTGCACAACCAAGTCGAAGGAATACTCGTCGCCCTCGGAGTGAACCTCCATATGCAGCGTCTTGTAGGAAGCGAATTCGTTCAGCATCCGGAAGATGTCGGCCGGCTCGAAATCGTTCTTGTGGGCGGGGTTTGCCCCGGGCTGTCCCATCCTGGGGTAGTGGTCCTTGTGGGGCAGGTACAGCACGAGGTTCCCGCCCGGGCGGATTACCCTCCACCATTCCTGAAGCGCCAGCACGGGATTCGAGAGATCCTCGAGACAATGGGACGAGAAGACGTAGTCGAAGGTGCCGTCGGCAAATAGGGTCAAGCCGTTCTCCAGGTCGATCGCAAGGTCGGCCTGGGAGCCGTTCGCCTTGCCGATGTCGAGCCCGATCGCCGAGGTCTTGATTTTCTCCGCGCCGCATCCGATATCGAGCCCCTGCCCTTCGCAGTACCCGATGAGCCGCGGCCGGCACTTCTTCACCTCCGGGACGTAGGGGGCTTTCGGGTCCCAGGTCATTCCTTCACCCCCACCATCGTCACCAGGTCGAAGGGGGATTCCGGGTTCCGGATCTCGCCTTCCTTGAAGTCCCACCATTTGACGCAAAAGCCAAGCTTCTCGAACAAGGCGTAAAGAGCCGGCACGGTGTAATAGTGCAGGTGCTCCCCGGGCTTGTAATGCCTCCATTCCCGGAATCTGGATGGGTGGACGTTCCCCGCGTTCGGCGTGAGGATGACCAGAACATTCGGGTCGATCCGCTCGATGACGCTGCGCGGGTGCTGGATATGCTCGATCACGTCGAACATGGTGAGGACCTGCGTGTCGTGGATCAGGTCCCCGATGACGGTGCTCCCTTCCGGGAGGTAGTAGGGAGAAAAAGGATTGATGTCCACGCCGGCCAGATTCAACCCCGGGGGGGCGTTCTCGTACTGCAGGAACGCCCCGGCCCCGGCCCCGAAGTCGAGGACGTTGGTGTGCCCGTTCATGAAGCGGCGCACCGTCGCCCAACGATGGGCGGAAATGATCTTGCTCTTGTGGGTTTTCGCCAGCTCAGCATAGTGCTCGAAGTAATCCTTTCCGTACAGGTCCTCCCTGCACGGGAAATCCAGCGTGATCCGCCCACACATCGGGCACCGCCAGAGGTGCGGTTCTTGCTTCACCATTCCGATCCTGCAGGTATCGCAGATCCCGGTGAACCAGCTCGATTCGTTCAAAGATCTCCCCCTCGTTGAAATAGTCGTTGCACGGCGTCCGTCCGTCCCCGCGAACGGACAGGTAGCAATCCTCGGGCTTGTAGATCGCCCTCAAGCAGGGCGAACAAGAGATAGAGGACTGTAAGGAATGGTCGTAGATATGCCCGCTGACTGCCTGTGCTACTGAAGAAGTCGTGCAGAGCATGGTTTTCGGCGTTCCCCACATCCCCGCGCCGACCAGGAGCCCCGTTTCCGGGCCGATGACGTAATCGGCGTACCGTGCCAGGAGAAGGGCCCGCCGGAAGGCCAAGCCGGCACGCGGATCGGGAATTTTGATCCGGTCGCTTCCGATCGCGTGGAATTCCGGCCGGCGCGCTGCCAGCGTTTCGGGATCGGAAACAAGGAGGATGTAGGCGTCCTTGAATTCTTCGACGATCTTCCGGGCGATCGACGCTGCCTGGGGGAACCGCTTCTGCGCGTTGGAGCCGGCAAGCGCCATCAGGACCAGGAAGCCGACATCCCCGCGGACTTTCTTGGCCCACTCGATTTCCCACTCGTAGAAGGCGGCGGTCCCGCACTCCCCCGGAAGCCGCTCACGGGAGAGTCCTGCGGCCGCCAGAGACAGCGAATAGAACGATTCGCCAGGGAGGGAGTTCCTCCGCTGTTCGATCGACCACTCGAAGTTGTCATCCCCACGCGCGGGGATCAGCGTCGTTTCGATCGTGTTGGAGAGGTTGACGACAAGATCCGGCTGGAAACCTTCCACGTCCTCATCCATCACCTTCTGGATCTTCGCGGAAACATCTTCCGGAGATTCCGAGAAGAACGGGGGCTCGTAGAACGTCATCCCCTCGAATCGCGTGTCGGCATCGAAGATTTCCTTCCCCTTGAAGCCCGTGTGCAGATACAGGACGTTCCCCTGCTCCCGCAGCCGGTCGATTACCGGCAAGGTGTAGAGCAGGTCGCCGAACGCCCCGTACCGCCAGAGCATGATCCGCTTTCCCTTCATCTTTCCCCCCGGAAAGGTTGCGGGGGGCACCCGCGAAGGTGCCCCCCTGGTTCGCTACGCAGTCACGAATTCCTCGACCACATCAAGGAAAGCCGAGATGACCGGGGAGGAAGCCGCGGTGCCCGCGCCGACGGCGAGCTGCAGGAAGTCGCCCGCGTCGCACGAGGTTTCCGTGACCGCTCCCGCGACGCCGGTCGCGTCGGCCTTCGTGCCGATCGTGATCGTTCCGATCGCCGCATAGGAGCCCGTGCCGGCGACGGAGCGCTGCAGCAGGACCACGGGACCGGCCGCCGTTCCACCGGTCTTGATGTACGCGGAGATACCCGTGATCTTGCATTTGAAGTTGACCCGCCATTGGGTCGCGTCGATGGCCGTGATCGCGGCCGCGGTGCCGGCGCACGTCACGTTGTTGCAGAGCTTGAACACCGAACGGGACCCGACATCGACGTAGCTGCGTCCTCTGGAATCGCTCATGGTGGCTCCCCCCTATCCCGCCGAACCGAACATGACGATCGAGTTGTCCGGGTCGGACTGCCAGAAGATTTTGAAGCCCAGAAGGGCGTACCAAGCGATCGCCTTGTCGCGGCCAAAGTCCCTGCTCTCGTACCGGATTTCCTCCGGGATGACGATCGCCTCCATGACGGTGTCGGCGCCGAACACATACGCCTCGCCGAACGCCGCGCTGACACCCATCGAGTTGTCGAGGGCGTGGTTGGACATCGAGAAGCGGGTCTTGTAATACGCCCCGATCTCTCCGTTGACGGGGTACTTCGTGTACTGCCAGATCGCCTGAAGCTTGTCGTGCAGACCGCGGGCGGCCTGGGTGGAGAGGATCCCGTGGAAGAACCCGCCCGAGAACTTCTGCGCCTTCAACGTCGAGTAGAGGTAATCGACGATGTTCTTGAGGTGGTAATCGTCGAAGCTCGCCGAGCAGGTCTGCGTCGGGGTGCCGTCGGTGTAAATGTTGTAGGCGGAACTCGAGGAAGCGACATAGACGATCTTGGTCTTGGCGAATTCGGCCTCGACTTCGGTATCCATGACGGAAACCATGTCGTTCTTCAGGATCCGGTTGATCTTCTTCGACTCATCGAACTGCGACAGGGCCTCGAGCTTGCCGGTGTAGCCGTGGGCGTTCCCGTATTCGGAAACGGAGCCCGTACCCTTGTACGGGGTGTGGGTGCGCCGCGGGATCGTAGCGGTTTCCACGAGCTTCCCACCGGCCGTGGTGATGTCACCCCACCGGTCGAAGTTCCAGGTGTCGCCCTTGCCTTTGCCGAATTCCTCCTGCACGTCGGCGTACTGCCGGAAAACCATCTCGGCCTGTGCCGCGTGGCGGGTGGTACGGCTGAGTTTCGGGTTATACAGGTAGTCGCCCTGGCTAACCCAATTCGATGCAACGCCCATAGTCTGCTCTCTTGATCCTCCTGATCGTTAAAGGGTTGGCTGGAAGATCCGCGCACGCATCGACTGACGGCGGGAGACTTCCGATTTCGGGTCGTCGCCGACATCATCGGGATCGCTGTCGCGCGGCTGTCCAGCAGAGGGAAGCGCTTCGCCCAAGCTGATCGCCGAGCGTTTCGTGTTGATCCGTTCCGCGATTTGCTTTTCCTTCTCCTTGTCCCGCTGCTGGAAGTGCTCCGATACGACCTTCCCGATCCGTTCCAGCTGTTCGAGCGGAGGAAGGCCCTGCAGTTCCGGGCCCATCTTCTCGGCGGCCTTGAGGAACACCCCGTATGCTTCCCCGGACTCGACGTAAGGGACGACGTGCTGGTTCTTCCCGTAGTAGTCGTCGAGGAACTTCTGGGAATCTTCCTCGGAGATGGGGGAGGAAGGCGCCTCCTGGGCCGACTTTTCTTCCTTGTTCTTGGCAAGGTCCTCGAGGTCGCGGCGCGTGAGGGGCTGGTCGAGGCGCTTTTCTTCCTCGATCTTGTCGTATTCCTCGAGCTTCTGGAAATCGACGTACTTCTCGACCTTCTTGAGTTTCGCCTCGGCGTCCTCGCGCGCCTTCCGCTCCTTGGCGAGTTCTTCCCTCGTCTTGTGGAAGGCCGTCTGGGTGTCCTTGATCCGCTTCTCGGCCGGATCATCGGGCTTGGTGTCCTTGCCGGGGGATTTCGGCTTGCCGTCGGGCGCCGAATCCTTCTGGGGCTCCTTGGAGGGCTCCTTCGGGGGCGTCGCGTCCGGGGTCGCCTTGTCACCTTCGGCCGGAACGTCTGCGCCCGCTGCCTGGGAATCCGCGGCTTCGTAGATCTTCTCGCGGGCCGAGCTTGCGGGCAGGGGTCCTGCTGCACTTGCCGACGGGATGGGGGTTTCCCCTCCCCCGCCGGATCCGCCGTCGCCTTCCGTCCCCGGTTCGGCCAGGGAGAGTAGAAGGTGTTTGAACATGGTTGTTCCTCCTTTTTACGGTTGGACCACCGGAGATTCGTCCTCCGGGAGGTCGTCGATCGACAGGTTCGCTTCCGCGGCGATCTCGTGAAGGCCCTTGAGCATGGTGTCGAACGCCAGGTGGTAGGCGATGCAGGTTGCCAGCGCCGCATGGCTGTCCATCGAGGCGTATGCCTTCTGGATCGCATCGGCCTTTTGGCCCTCGATGAAGGGGCCGATGTCGTTCTTGAACAGCTTCGAGTTGAGGAACGCCTGGAATTCCCTCCCCCGGGCGATCCTGCTTCGCAGCTCCATCTCCTGTTCCGGCGTCAACGGCTCTTTCCCGATCGGTTCCGCCATGTGTTCCTCCCCTTACTGCGGTATTCCTCCTGCGACTTCCTGCAGGAGGGAGACAAGTTTCTCGGCTGAAAACTTCTCGTTCCCGGGTGCTGGCGCGCCGCCGCCGGCCGGCGGGAGGGCTCCTGCCAGTGGCGCCGGGAGAGGCAAGCCGGTTGCGGGATCGACCGGCCCCGCGATCGGAAGCGGGCCCTTGAACACGAGCTGTTCCGGATTCGGCCACGGGAACGATGTGAAGAACCGCTGCGCGAGTTCTTCCCAATTCACGCGCTGCGCGAAGAACGGGACCTTGCCGGCGACTTCGATCGTCCCGAGGATGTCCTGCCGCTCCTTCTCCTTGTCGAAGAACGCCTGAAGGCCCTTGACCTTGATCGGGTACCGCTTGTTCAGGAAGGCGTACTTCTGAGGTTCGGGGAGCATCCGGAGGTCGATGCCCTCCTGCAGGAAAATGTCCTCGGTTTCGGGATTGAGAAGCGGGTCCATGAAATACTGCACGGTGAGGTCCCGGGCGAGCTCGACGGCCTCGATGACGCCGCTTTTCTCGATCGACGCCGCGATGTTCTCGAAGGACAGGGAGGACGCCTCGGTTTTACGTTCCACCTCGGTCGCTGTCACGTCGCGCCGCATGGACGGCATCCCCTGCATAAATTCCGTCCATCCCGTGTAGTTCTGTACGAACGACCGGAGCAGGTCGACGAGGGTAAAGGTCCCTTGGGGGATATCCCCCCCCTGCACCTGTCGAAGCGCCTGACCGAGGGGGCCCTTGGTCTTGAACAGCTTGCCGGGGGTCAGACCTCCTTCCGCCTGTTGCGGGTCTTTCAGGGCTTCGACGTTGACTTCCGACGGCGCCAGGAGCGCGAACAGCGCCTTGTCGCCGGCGATGTTCACGAGGTTGTCGATCGCATTGATAAGCGGCCGGATCCCGTCGACCATGCCGGCGCCGATCACCTGGAACAGGATTTTCAAGGGCGTGATGAAAACGTAGCCGTGCTTGCGGAGCCAATACGGGGACTTCGCGGGCTTGAGAAGGAGGAACTTCTGGTTCGCCACGACGAAGCGGCCGTCTTTGACGACGACATTCCCCTTCGGGTCAGTTACCGTTCCCCAGAAGGTATGGAGCACCACCTCTTTCCGGAAGCGGTTCTTCGGCTCCTTGAGGCGCAGCATGTTGAGCCGCTCGATGTCGGCTTCCGTCCGGGCCGCGTCCTCGTAGTCCTCCCGCTTGAGGCGGTTCAATTCTCGCTTGTCGTAGGCGATCCCTTCCTCGTTCTCGAGGATCTTATAGAGGGGGACGCGGGTTTCCTCGATGATCCACGACATATCGAGCGGGAAGTGCAGCAGAAGCGGGTTGACGACTTCGATATGGAGCTTGGCCCGCTTTCTGGTTTCGGCCACGAAATCGTATTTCTCGATGGCCGGCTGCCCGGTAGCCGGATCAAGCATGGGTTGTCCGGTCGTTGGGTCAACCACCGGGACGCCGGCCCAAATCACGCGGGTATCCTCGACGTTCTTCGGGGAGAAGCGGAGGACGCCCATCATGATGGCGAGTGCGGATTCGACGGCTTCCTCGAACTTGGAGATGTAGTCGGCCTCGTCGAGGTGGAACCGGACCTTGCGGGTGAAGGCGCGCGCGAAGTTGTCGGTGTTATCGGGAATCGGCTGTCCCGTCATCGGATTGTTGGGCTTCGCCGCGTTATCCTGCCGTTCCGGGACAAACTTGAAGAATTCATCGGACTTCATCAGGATCCGGCGAAGCAGTCCCGAAGAACCCTTGATCGCGGGGTACACGGTCGGGACGACGATCTTGTGCTGCCATCCCTTTTTCTTGGAATGATCCCGGTAGGACCGATACCGGTCGTAGCACTCGGCCTGGACCTTGCGGAATTCGCCCCAGGTGTCCTGGGACTCCTTCAGACAAGCGTTCAGGAAGTCGATGACTTCTTGATTCGTCATCGCGTGTCCATCCCACGCCCGATGTAGCGAAGTTTGCCATCCTCGTTGAATTCGCCGAATTCGCGGAAGAAGCGACGGTCAACGTCGCGGTTGTAGATCAGAGTGCGTAGGACACGGGGATCGTCGATGTCAATCGACCCGCGTCGGCCGGCTGAGCGCACGTCGCGGAATTCCTTGTGCACGGCTCCGCAGTCCTGACATTGAAAAATCTGAACGATCTTGTGGGCGCCGGGATCGTCCCGGAAGGAGGTCCCCACGAACTTCGTGACGTGGTGGGGGCAGCGGGTCGGATCCTTCTGCCAAGGCGTGCCCAGGAGCATGATCTTGGGCTGTTGGGCCAAGAAGTCTTTTTTCTCCATGCGGTATACCCTCCAGAGGGAAAGCCCCGGTCGAAAAAATATCTACGCGCTCGGAGTGAGTACCATCCCCGTGCGCTCCGACGAGGTGTTGATGGTTGCCGCAACGCGAGACGCGGAGCCGTTGGGGGTCTTTATTGTCGCGCCGGCATCGGTCGTAACGCCGGCAAGAACCGCCAGGGTGATCGAGAGGACCTGCTGGATGGTGTAGGAGCCCTCGGATTCGACGACAGCCGACTTGATCGCGTTGACGATCTCGGTCACGGCGTCCGTGGCAAGGCCGGCCGCGTTCACAACGACGCCCGCGGTCCCGGTGTCGTCGACAATCGCGGCCGTCTCGGCCTTGACCGCGGCGATGTCGGCCGAAAGGTTTGCACCGGCGGGCGTCCCCAGGAGTGTGGCAACGGCCGCGGCGTCGACGACGAGGGAGTCCGAGGCCGCGATCAGGGAATCGTAGACGTTGGCTGCCAGGACGGCGCACTCGAGGCGAACCGGGAGTGCGCCGGCGACGTGGACGAAAACGACCAGAGGCCCGAGCGTGCTCGTGTCCGTGGCGTCCAGGGTGGCGTGGTAGATCCCGCCCGCGATGTGCGTGGCGCCGCCGCTGTTCTTGTTGGCCAGGGTTGTGGCACCGGCCTTCCAGATCTTGATGTCCGTGTTTGCGATCGTGAGCCCGTCCTCGGCCGTCTTCCCGTCAGTGTCATCGAGGAACGGCCCGAGTGGGATCTCCTGGGACGCCGTGCTTTGCTTGAGATAGATGGGCATTAGCAGATCCCCATTTCGCGGTAGTGGTTCATGAACACGGGGATGGGAGAAGCGCCAGGAGCGGCGGCCTCGAGACAGGCCGAGTGGAGGTTCTTCTTGGTAGGGTAACCGCTCGAGCGGAAGTAGTCGAGGTGTTCCTGGTCAGAAGTCGGGCGGGACAGAACGCCGAAATCGGCGATCTTCCCTCCCCATTGATACGTCGGATCCGTGTTGTTGGCATTCCCGCCGATCCAGGTATTGAAGGATCCAGAATATCCCGTGGTTCGGCTGTTGGTCATCGAGCCGGCAAACATACCGTTAAGGAAGCACCTCGTTATCGTCGCCGCATGGTTATACGAGTAGGAAATAAGACTCCAGGCCCCAATCCTCCCACCCGGAAGGGTTACGGTCGTCCATCCGGCAGAACCATACGCCGAAACCGCGAAACGACTCGTAGTTCCGGCCCAGGTCAACGCAAGGTATATGCTGGTTGTTCCTCTTGAATGCTCGATGATCCTGGAAGCGTCCGTCGTCTTGGTCGGCAATGCCCACACAAATACCGAATGGGATCCGTAGGGGATAATCGCATTGGCGCCACAATCGACGCGATCATTCGTTCCGTCGAACCAATAGCAGGAGCGCCCGAAGGAATCCCCATTCGACGGAAGGGCTCCGGATACAGACAGGGCCAACCTGGAAGGCCCGCGGTCTATCGCTCGTCCGTCCAGGGGTGCGTTGAAGTAAACATGAGATTTGAAGTAGTCCAAGAATCTCACCCTGGATTGGCGAATCGGGATCTGTGCGAGAACATCTGCCATTCCGTTACACGCTCACGATGTTGATTCCCTGCCATCGCAGGGCTACGGCGACATTGGCTCCGGTGTTGTTCTTGCCAAGGATCCTGAAGTACTGCGGCGCCTGGAACAAGCCGCCATGGCCGCAGAGGGAGAAGAACGCCCGCTGCAAGTCCACGGAGAGATCCACGACGCCCAAGGGGATCGCGGATTCCCAGGTGCCGAAGTCGGTGCCGTTCTCCGAGGGGGCAAGTCGGAAATCCATCCATGCCGTTGCTGCTGCCGTCCCGTCGACATACGCCTCGATGAGGTAATCCTGGTACAGGGCCGAGGAGTTATCTACCGCGTTCGAGGTTCCGACCGCTGCCGTCGACAAGGTGGCGAAACTTGTTCCGGCGAAGTCGGCCGACCGCGAGGAATACGAGGGCTTCATCGTGGGCATGAGCTATTTCTCCTTCTCGAGCTCGCGCAGCTGTGCGTTCACGTTCCGGTTCCCGCTTGACATCTTGGGCGCCTGGGGTTTCGGGTTGGAGAAACCGGACTTGGTGCGGCCGTCCTTCTTCCGGTTGGCGTCGTAGGGGACCTTCTCCGATTTGCTGAAAGGCCACATGGGGAACCTCCTATCCGTTGTACGTCGATGCGATCCCATCGTCGGATCCCCTTCTCGGGGGCGGCGCCGGTCGTCCGTACTGCAGCCGGGAAACCAGGTATTCGAGGGCATTCATCAGGTGCGAGTATTCGTTCTTCTCGGGCTCGTCGAGGTAGATCTCCTTGTTGGCGACCTGCTTCTTCCGATACCCGCCCTTGAAGGCGTCGATCAGGAACCGCTCCCGAGGATCAACTTGTAAGAAGGGAAGCCCGTCGTCCTCGATCCTGCGGAGAACGTCCTCCATCGCGCGGTGCCGGCCGGTCCAGGTCACTTCGCCGGCCTCGACCTGGATCAGGGATCTCCCCTGATCATCCTTGAAATCGCGCTGGATCTCGAAGCAGGTCCGCTCGTCGGTCTGTGCGCGCTGACCACCCGCGGGGTCGCCGTAGTCGATGAACGTGAAGCCGGGGAAAGTCATGTTGCAGTATTGGAGGACCTTCTCGGAGAACCGCTTGATGCCGATGGATTCGTTCTGCGCGGTGAACACGCATGGGAAGATGTTGAGGTGCGGCCGCCTGGTCAGCTGTGCGATCGCGCACGCCGGGGTCAGACCGTAGTCCCACCCCCGTAAGATAGGGGTGTGAGGGATAGGGATCAGCGGGCTTTTCGCAACGTGGTGTTCCTCCCGGAAGATTTTGTAGATGGGCACCCCGGAGCGGATCGAGAAGTCGATCTCCTGCTCCATCTTCCACGCGGGATTGTCCTTCCCGCCGATGTACCCCTCGAGGGCTTTCTGCAGCCACGCGGCGCCCTGGGGCGTGTCGGGATCCCGCTTGGGGAAGGCCGAGTAGTGGAGCCGGATCGTCCGGACGCCGGTCGAGGTAGTCCACTTCTGGATTCCCTTGGGCGATGCCGAGGGATCGGGGACATGCGCGCTCATGCTTCCCCCCCGAACGAGCCGGCCTGGGCGAGCTCGAACCCGGACAGCTGGCCGAAGAAAGATCCGCCCTCGGCCGAGGACACCATGATGATCTTGCGGCAGCACGCCTTCGCGGCGCGGTACGCCTCGCGGGCGAAGGGCTGGAAGGCGCTTTCGTCGGAGAACAGGCCGGATCCGGTGTAAGACCGGATGATGTCGCCGCCCTGGGGGATGCCCCAGAGCTTCGACCCGTTGGGGTACACGATGATGCCGTAGGCCGTGGAGAGGGGTTGTTTCATCCACACGGGCAGGTTTTCCTCGATGAACGACGCGCGGGCGAGTCCGGGCTCCTTGTTGAAAACGAGGTTCGCGGCGTCCTCCTCCTTCTTGCTCTGGATGAACAGGAGCTGATTCCCGTGGAACCGTGCCCACCATGCGAAGTAGGCAACGATGAGCCAGGTGACGGAGAGCTGCCGGGACTTCCCGATGCATGTCACCTGCTGATGCCCGTTGTGGATCTCGCCGAGGACTTCACGCAGGGCCGGCTCGTCGGGGAAGGGCTTCACGGGATTGTCCGGGTCGTACTCGTCCCGGGTCCAGACGTAGTGCTGATCGTTCCAGAGCCAATAGGCGGGATCGGAAGCGCAGATGGACAGCTCGAAGTTCCGGGCCCGGGGGGAGGACTGCAGCAGCAGGAACCGGCGTTCGCGGCGCTCCTGGCGTTCCTCTGGCGTCACCTGACCACCCGCAAGGTGACGCGCTTGGCCGATTCGATCATCTTCTCCAGCTCCCGCTTGCGTTCTTCGAGCGGCATCTTCTCGATGGCGTCGAGGTGCTGCACGGGGATCGGCACGCCGTCGCCCTTGGCCGCGGCGCCTGGGGTCTGGATGACAGCCGGCCGGTAGGGGAAGGCGTTGCGGAGCTTGAATCCCATCTCGAGGTACTTCAGCCTGGTGTAGTAGTCTATGACTTGCTCTATGCGGTCCACGTCTCTGCCGGCGCGGACCTTGACACACTCTGTCGCGGAGAGCCCGTCTTTGAGGATGTCCATCAACTGCCGGTCGGAAAGTCCCTCCTGATCCATGAGCTCGGTGATCGCGGGGCCG